GAAAGAAAAGCAGATCAATACTCTCATCGGAGAACTTAAACCTCTTATTGAAAACATAGGAGACGCTACTCTTGTTGTTCCTATGATTGCTAACTACTTAGAAATCGGTGTTAAGAACGATAAGCATTTAATCGATATGCTTGCTGTCGTACAACGTATGGAAAATGCATCTAAGAGCGGTGACGCTGAAGGTTTTGAGTTAGGTGCTGATGAGCTTGCTCAAATCTTAGAGCAAATGGAGGAAGAAGTAGAGGAGCCTAAGAAAGAAGAATAATGGCTGGATATAATTACAACTTAAGATCTGTAATTCAAACCGCTAGGAATATCGCTCAATCCGAAGTATTGATTCCTGCTAGAGTTATAGATGTCATACTTGACGATTCTCACCCTGAGTTTGAGAAATACGGTAAATGGGCGTCTATTGGTGCAATTAAATATAAGGTACTAAGCGGAAGATCTCAAGCAAAAGATAACATTCAGACAATCGCATATCCACTGAGTTCTCATACAAAGCATATACCTCTTAAAAACGAAGTTGTGCTTTTAGTAAAAGCAGCATCAGAAAATCAATCAAACTCTTCTACAAGTATTAAAGAGTACTACCTCGACATTATCAACCTCTGGAACCATCCTCATCATAACGCACATCCTGGTAGAGACGTAGAACCTGATTTAGGAGAAGATTTTCAAGAGTTAGCAGATGTTAATCCAATGAGACCTTTCGAAGGAGATATCATCTTCGAAGGTCGTCAAGGACAGTCTCTAAGATTTTCGACAGGTATTCCGAATAAAACTCCATGGGTAGGAGAGCAAGGTAATCCTATCACAATACTAAGTAACGGTCAGGTCAATACTGATGAAGGGTTTACAACGATTACTGAAGATGTAAACGAAGATTTTTCTTCTTTATATTTAACTTCCAATCAACAAGTTAAATTAACACCTTCTCAAAACTTCTCTCTATTCTCACCAGAAGGAGTAGATTTGTACCAACAGAGTCAGTTTCTTGCTAATACTAATAGAGTTGTATTAAACGGTAGGGACAGTATCCTAGGTACTGCAACTAATCAAATAGGGCTAAAAGCAATTGATGTATATTTAGAAGGAACTTCAAACGTAGGAATCAACGCTCCTAAAATTAACTTAGGAGAGAAAAACACTCAACCGGTACTTAGAGGAGACGATACAGTTAAGCTACTAAACGACTTACTTACGGAATTAAGAAATCTAGGAACTAAGATGATTGCAGCAGCAAATGCCGGAGGACCTATTATATCGGTGCAAGATGCTGGAGCTAGTTTAGTAACAAAAGCTACATCACTTACCACTAGACTTGAAAGACTTAAATCAAATAAAACATATACCGAGTAATGGCGTTAGATGGTTTATATAAGATTATTATTAAGAACAAGCACGCTATTCGACAAAAAGCTGAAGACCGTATTAACAGCTTACTAGACGAGTATATACCGGATTCTATTGAAGATGCTCCTTGTCCTTCACCTGCAGAATTGCAACGTATACTTTTAATTAGAGAGCAAATCAAGCAACCTATCTTAAATCTTAATAAGAGAGTACAGCCTCTAAGCAACTTCCTAGAAAAAGTACCTCCTATTCTGGATACTATTCAAGTAGTAATCACAGCGCTAAAGTTACTTCCTATTCCCGGAGTAGCGACAACAGCAGGGTTGGTAGTTACGTTTGGAGATACTTTAGCGTTCTTAAAAGATAAAGTAAAAGACTTTAGACAGGAAGTACAGAACGGTACTACAGTTATAGATGGAGTAGATGAAACTATTCAAGATATCTTATCAAAGTTAGCAGAACTCGATGCATTAATCGAAAAATGTGCTCCTGATGCTATTGAGCAAGATCCGGAGTTCGCTGCTTTAATAGATTCTCAACAAAAAGAAACTAGCGACAACCCTAAAGAAGAAAGTTATAGAGGCTATTCTATCAAGATTGAAGAAGAGCAAGTAGGTAAACTTACTCGCCGTTACGCAGTAGTTTACGGACCTAAAGGCGAAAGATTATTTACAACAGAGAAATCATTCTCAGCAACATCAAAAGTATTAGTAGACGAAGCTAAGTTTGAAGTAGACAAACTTCTACAGTAAAACTATTTATAATTATGAAAGCATCCGATTTTAAAAAAATTATTAAAGAAGCAGTAAGAGAAGCTATTAGAGAAGAGCTCTCTCAAATGCAACAGCCAGTACAAGAGCAAGTAAGTAGACCTACTTACAAATCTACGGGTAACGCTATGCTCGACGCTCTTAATGAAACCAGAACCTCTATGACTTCTGAAGACTATCAGAATTTAGGAGGAGGTAACCTTAGAGCTCAGATGGCACAGAATTTTAATAGAAACATGTTTAGACCTCAAGGCGGATCTGTAAAACCGGTATCCGACGCTCCCGAAGCAGTAGAAGCAGCAGTTGCTGCTGCACCTAAAGTAGGTTTAGATTTATCTCAACTAGGATTTGTAAACAAAGCAGCAGCTATCGTTAACGAAGCAGATAAAAAGCAAAAAGAAAAGTTTAGCGTATAATGGCATACAATAGACGTAAAATTAACCCATTAGACTTACAGCCTAGAAAAGCTGTAGGTGTAGCTTTACCTTTCTCAGGTAGAGCAGTTTTTAATTCTACGTATCAAACTAAAGATGCTATTCGTAACAACTTAATTAATTTCTTTTTAACTGGAAAGAACGAGAGAGTATTTAACCTCAACTTTGGAGCAGGATTAAGAAATTTGCTATTTGAAAACATTACACAAGATAAGATTGACGAGATTAGACAACTAATCTTAGAGAACTTAGAGTTATACTTCCCAAGAGTTATTGTTAGAGAACTAACACTAGACTCAGCACCAGACCAAAACCTAGTACAGTTTCAATTAAGGTATGCTGTATCAGAAACTAATATAGAAGACGAAGTAGCAATTAACTTTGAAGTATAATGGCAGAAGAAAGAGACATTAAGTACGTTAATAAGACTTTCAGCGATTTCCGTCAGCAATTGATAGATTACGCTAAGAATTACTTTCCAGATACGTACAACGATTTTTCTCCAACATCACCCGGTATGATGTTTATGGAGATGGCTGCGTATGTAGGAGACGTCCTCTCCTTCTACCAGGATATTCAATTACAAGAAACCTTATTACAGTACGCTCAAGAGCCAGGGAACCTATATAGTTTAGCGTATATGATGGGGTACCGTCCAAAGATCAGTACGGTAGCAGAAACTGATATCGAAGTATTCCAGCAAGTAGACGCTATCGCAAATACTCCTGACTGGGATCAAGCTTTAGTTATTCCTGAGAATATCCAATTAGAATCAACATCAGGAACCTCAACAAGATTCTTCGTTGATAAGAAAGTAAACTTCGGATTTTCAAGCTCTTATGATCCTACAGATGTAACAGTTTACGCATCTTCAGGAAACACTATCAACACTTTCCTATTAAAGAAGACAGTAAAAGCATTCTCAGGTCAAGTTAAAACTAAGACAGTATCAATAGCTTCCCCAGAAAGGTTCAAGACTATTACTTTAGAAGATGATAATATTATTGGTATATTAGATATTGAAGATGGGAGCTCTAATGACTGGTATGAAGTACCTTATTTAGCTCAAGATACTATTTTTGAAGAATCTACTAACAGTGGAACAGATAGTGACTTAGCTCCATACTTATTAACTTTAAAGAAAGTACCTCGTAGGTTTGTAACAAGATTTACCTCTACAGGTAATCTACAAGTACAATTCGGAGCAGGTACTAACAGTCAGGATGACTCAGTAATCACCCCAGATCCAACAAACGTAGGATTAGGGACAAGTGCTGGTATTAGTAGAATTGATGAAGCATACGATCCATCTAACTTTATGTTTACCGGTACTTACGGATTAGCTCCCGCTAACACTACGTTAACTATTAGGTACTTAGTAGGTGGAGGAGTTGAAGCTAACGTTCCTGCTAACACTATTACTACTGTAATTAATCAAGGTACTGCAACAGGTACAGATACTTCTAAAGCTTCGACGATTGCATATAATAACCCTAGAGCAGCATCTGGAGGTAAAGACGGAGATACTGCTGAAGAGATTAGACAAAACTCTCTGAAAGCTTATTCTGAGCAGTTAAGAGCAGTAACTAGAGAGGATTATATTATAAGAGCATTAGCACTACCACCACGCTTTGGTTCGGTAGCAAAAGTACACGTACTGCAAGATCAATTAACAAGTACTAAATCTACTACAGATAATATTATAGATAGTAATCCTCTCTCCTTATCAATGTACGTACTAGCCTACGATAATGATAGAAAACTAGTAACTGCTAGCTCTAATATGAAAGGAAATCTTAAGCAGTATTTATCTCAATATAGAATGATAACCGATGCTATCAACATTAAAGATGCATTTGTAGTTAATATTGGAGTTAAGTATGATATCGTATTAAGACCTGGAGCAGTAGGCAGAGAAGTATTGTTAAGATGTACTCAAGCCCTTCAAGAGCACTTTGATATCCGTAAATGGAATATCAATCAACCTATTAATATAGGAACTATCTACACAGTATTAGATAGAATTAAAGGAGTACAGACAGTACAGAATGTAGAAATCACCAACAAAGTAGGAGGAAGCTACTCACAGTATGCTTATGATATTAAAGGAGCTACTAAAAATAATATCGTATACCCTTCTTACGACCCGTGTATTTTTGAAGTTAAATTACCTGATAGTGATATTACTGGCAGGATAACAACATTATAAGATGGCAGTATTTAAAATCTTCCCTGAAAAGGATGCAACAATTTATACTGAGTATAGTACTAAAAATACCGGTCGCGACGAGATATTAGAAATAGCTTCTTATCACGAAGGAGGAATGGAACACGTAGCTCGCAGTTTAATTCAATTTAATAGTACAGAAGTAAACAACGTTATAAACACTTACGTATCTTCTTCAACTAGAGCAGCAACAGATTTTAGCGCGTCTCTGAAACTTTTCTTAGCCTCAGGTGATGAACTTCCTGATAGTTATACGTTAGAAAGTTGGCCTGTGTATGTAGGGAGTGGGCTCTCTTGGAAGAGAGGCACAGGTAAGTATTCAGATTTACCACATGTTACTGATGGTGTATCTTGGCTATTCTCTCAAAGAAGCGGTTCAGGAGTATGGGGAACAACTACATATGTTACTCAATCGTACTCAGGTAGTACTGCTGCTGGAGGATCTTGGTATACTGGCTCAGCTACTAGAAATTTTGAAAGTCAAGAAACACATACTGTAATATCTACTCACGATACTACTTTAGATATCTCTGAAGGACTAAAAGCACACTACAATTCAGAAGTACCTAATGCCGGGTTTATTATTAAGTTTACCGGAAGCTTAGAATTCCAGGATAACGATTACATGGTACTACGTTATTTCTCAAGTAATACAAGTACGATTTACCCGCCTCACGTAGAACTTAAATGGGACGATTATGTATCAGGTTCATCTTTAACCGAAGTTGATGATACGGATTTAGTTATCAAAATTCGTAATAATAGAGGTAAATACGCAGACGACGGACTGCAGAGATTTAAATTACATGTTCGTCCTAAGTACGCACCTAGAACCTTCGCAACCTCCTCTTCACAACTCACAAACCACTATCTTCCAGAAGAATCCTATTGGGGACTAAGAGACGAGAACACGGAAGAAATGGTTATCGATTTTGATACTACATACACTAAGCTAAGTAGAGGTACTGATGCAAATTACTTCGATATACATATGGGAGGGTTGCAACCTGAAAGGTATTATAGAGTATTACTTAAGACCACAATTGCTGGATCAACGATCATTACAGATGAAAACCTAGTATTTAAAGTTATACGAAATGTCTAATCAGAAGATTCAAATACAGAAGACCGTATATGATAATACTGGACTTTCTAAGATTGTAGATAGAGAGTTTAAAGCATTCGCTGAACCAGTACCTGAACAGGATACAGATACTACTGATGAGTTATTTAGATTATACGATAAATTGTATTTAGAAATACCAGTTAACGGAGAGACTAATTCCCACGAATACCTTATCACTAGAAGTTCTGAACTCGTAGATGTAGATATCGATAACGAAGCGATCCAGCCTTTATTAGATGAGATAACTCAACTCAGAACAGATTTATTAGCAGCTAATCAAGAGATAGCTAATCTTAATATTAAATTAGCAAATGGCGGAAACTAGATATACAGTAGTACAGTCTACACTAGATGGAGTTGGATACGAAAACTATTCTGCAGACGACCGCTCTGTAGTTGATGCTTTTAATATTAACTCTGCTTTTGATGAAGCTACTCATAATATTGAGCTTCATATCTACGGACTCGATGGTACTCTTTTAGATTCTAATCTAAATTATAGAGGCGCTCAACAGTTACAAGGAGCTGAAAACGGAGCTAATCTCTTCATCGATCCTGAAAGAGATGCTGTAGCAGCAGGATATGATCAAGGAGGAGTGAAGTTACTCTATAACTTCTTAAATAACATCTCACCAGAAGAATTCTTTATTCAAGAGATCTCTGCAGATAGAACAGAGTTAAGAGTACTACCAGTAAGCCCAACTTTTGATGCTACTGAAACTGTTTCCGCAATACAGGACTTAATCAATACAGGAGCCTACTTTAACGAGTTTAGATTAAACTTTGGAGGTAATGATTTACTAATTGGTATCAATATTGATATTAATAATAGTGTTCTCATTAAATTGTATGAACCGTTACCATCTCAATATTCTACTAAATCTAGATTTACTTTTGATGAGATTATCTCTGATAGCGTAGTCTTTGAAGTTGAAGCAGAGTTCATTCCTGATGCTCCTGTGTACCCTACTTTAAGAGGTGCTAACTTTAACATTGATACTGGTGAAGAGAAGGTACAGCCTACTGAGTACTTTGACTATAATGAGCTTTATTCTTACGATGTAACGAGCTCACTACACGGAGTAATCACTCAGTTATCTTCAAGCGGTGTACAGTTAAGTATTGATTACACAGAATACAAAAACTTTGTACACTTTGGATCTTCTGAAGAGAGGTTAAGAAACTTTAATTATAAAATGGGGTTATTAGAAAGCTACGATTACAGTGCTTCTATTTCAACAACATACCAGCCTCATTACGATAATCTAACTAAAGGAGTAATTGCTAAGTTTGATGATTATGAAAAGTACTTATACTTTGAATCAGGAGCTAAGGCATGGCCGAAGACTAACTCTACTAAACCTTATTTAAACGATACTGTAGCTAACTCTACAAGCTGGTTTAACGACCAAGTAGCTTCTGCATCTTTATATGATGAATTAAATGAAAGCAGGTTAACCTACACAGTACCTGAGTTTATTAGAGAAGATGCTTCTAATGAGCCATACACTCTATTCTTAGATATGATTGGTCAACATTTTGATAATCTCTGGATCTATTCAAAAGCAATGACTGATAAGTATGATGCTGATAACAGGTTAAACGTTGGGGTATCTAAAGACTTAGTCAGAGACATATTAAGGTCTTTTGGAGTTAAACTATACACTTCAAACTTCTCAATATCAAATCTTGCTGCTAGTTACATCGGTGAATTTTATCAAAGCGGTTCAGAAGTAATTAACTCATTCGTTACTGCTTCAAACGATCCTACTCCCGATAAAGATATCTTATCAGAGACTTATAAAAGAATTTACCATAACCTTCCGTACCTTATTAAGACTAAAGGTACTGAAAGAGGTTTAAGAGCCCTTATCAACTGTTTCGGGATACCTTCCGGCTCTCTTACTATCGATGTATATGGAGGCGATACACGTAATGAAACTAAGTATACCGGCTACTACGTCCCTACAGATGAAGATAAGATTAGGTTAAACAATACCGGAAGCATAGTAACCGGTAACACATTATCTCAGTTTACAAGTATACAGAAACCCGGCGACACGCCTGTACAAGATTTACATGTTATTGATGTAGGTTTTTCTCCTTCAACACATATTAATAATTGGCTATTAGAGCAATTTAACGGATCTTATTCTAATCCCGACGACTATGCTACTCCTTATCTAGGACTCGCTGCTTATGTTGTTGACGGTGATTTTAACATAGATGACTATATAGGAGACAGTACATCACAAGCTGCTTCAAGTTATAGGAGTTTAGATGCTTTAGGAGAATTGTATTTAGGGAATCAAGATCGATACAATATCTTCGATTTTGTCAGGTTAATAAAATTCTTCGACACTCAATTATTTAAAATGATTAAAGACTTTGTTCCTGCACGTAGTAGTGTGAACACCGGAGTCATAATAAAACCTCATTTTTTAAACAGAAGTAAAGTTAAAACACCGGTACC